CTCCATCTTTGAGGACCACGCAGAACCAGAAGCGGTGGACTTCGTGATGGACGTTGCTCAGGGTGGTGGGTTCAGTTGCGTGGCCCTGGTGACAAGCGTGAGCCCTGCTGTATCAACAGGAGAGGTGACAGCGGTGAGCGTGAACTTCCAGGTGAGTGGGCCTATTAGCGGTGGCTTCTGATGGCCATCCTCGGGAGTAGCGGACGGCTGATCCTGCGGCGTGAACCACCTGCCCCGGTAGTCCTGGCTGCTGGTGCCATGCACAGCTCCAGTCGTGGCATCCACGTCCAGAACCAGGACTTCTGGAACGGGGATCTGGTTTACCTGACTAGCTCAGTCGGTCTGCCGATGGGCAACTGCCCTGATGGCCACGGGTTCTACGCGGGCGGGAGCTGGGATCTTTCACCGGCCAGGGCACACGTTGAGAACAACAGCAGCCTGTTTTACGGGGTGGGTGACGACGCCCCGATGTATGACAACAGAGCGCCGACCACTGCAGGGCATTACTACATCTACCGGGACCAGCTGGACCGGGTGAGCTTCTACACCGATCCAGTGTCCGCGCTCAATGGCACTTGTAGCGACAGGCTGCCGTTGGCTCGTGTGGACTGGGGGAATCTGATCATGGCCCCGGCTGGGACGGACGAATACGAGGCAGCCATTGCCGACTGCGCGGGTGACGTTGGCGAATACCGCTTCAGTGATGGGCGCGATGAGGTGACACTGCAGAGCATCTGTGAGTTTGCCCCGTACTACATGGAACCCGTGGCGGGGACAGCGGAGTACGGCAACGCCGATGTGCAACCGCGTGGCTGGGTTGCTGGTAGGCCCTGGCGGATCCAGTGCGACCTGCGGGAGTGGACGCTGGACCTGAACGCGGCAAATGTGGAGGTGACAGCCTTGGGTGAGAAGTGGGGCGAGTCAGTGAAATCCCTGGTGACTGGCGGCGGCACCTTGGATTTCCTGCTGGAACGCCGGCAGGATGAAAACGGTCAGGACGGCACGGCGCTGCTGCAGCTACTGATGCTCACCGAGAAGGGGTGCCAAGCAGAGGCGCAGTTCTGGATGATCGACGGACAGACAGACGACCGCTGTGACGGGTTGCTTCCTGGCGACCTCTATTACGGCTGCACCATCCTTGTGACCCAGACAGCAGTGAACTGCAGGCCCACGGAACTGATTGCAGGCACTGCTCAGTTTGTCACTACCGGAGAGATCGGCCTGAAGATGGGCGAGCGGAACTGCCGCGTCTGAGCCGTCTTAGCATGGTTGCAGCTATGGCTTGGCTGTGACTGAGATCGTTCGTGGTGGGCAGGTAGGTGCAGCAGACCATATCGAATCCACTCAGGGCGTGTTTCGGCAGCAGCTGGCAGCCCTGGCTGACGCGATGCGTCAGGTTGTTGGTAACGCCGCCATCGTGCCTGGTGCTGGTGGGCAGGCAGACCCACTATCGGCGCCGTTCACGTTGTATGTGAACCCGTACACCGGCAGCGATAAGTTTGTCGGCGGGTCATACAACACCTTTGAAGGTGGTGAGACAGACGAAGAGATCATTGCCAGCAAGCTGAAGCGGATCGAAATGCAGCGGCTGGAGTGTGGGTTCACACCTCAGCGACCGTTCAAAACGATCAACCGTGCGGTGATCGAAGCGGCGATCATCACCAGCAAGTCCTGGTACACCTATACCGATCCTCGTGCCCACGTCGATTGCGTCAGCATCGTGTTGTCGCCTGGCGTCCACACGCTGCACAACGATCCAGGTGCCACTAATCCATCCCTCGTGAGCTGGGGTGACGCGAAAGATCCCACGATTGCCGAGCTGATCGCCTTCAACCCGAAGACAGTTGGGGGTGTGATCCTGCCGCGTGGCTGCAGCCTGTGCGGGCCTGACCTGCGCAAGACCACAATCCGGCCAACCTGGGTCCCGGCGGTGGCCGATGAGAAGGCGGACTACAGCAACCGCCGAGCGATGCTGAAAATCACCGGCACCGGCTACTTCTTCGGCTTCACCGTGATGGACAAGGTGGGGCATCAGGCCAGCCACCACCTACTCGACAGCTTCCACTTCGCATCAAAGGATGAGCTGGATGAGTTCTATGCCAAGTGCTTTAGCGCTGTGGGAGGCGGTGCCAACCTTGGCGCAGCTCTGACGGTTACACGGCCAACCGAGTACCAGATCGTCGGGCCGATTGAAGCAGGTACGTCTCCCAGTCCGTCGTGGGACACGACTGCATCGGCAAGCCCGTACATCTTCAACTGTTCGATTCGCTCTGACTACGGCATCGGCGGGGCCTTCATGGATGGCTCCAAGGTGTCGGGCCTGAAAAGCATGGTGACAGCCCAGTTCACTGGGGTCAGCCTGCAGAAGGACATGAGCTGCTGGCAGCGCTATGTGGATGGCGAATGGGTGCCGACCACTTATGAGCAGTACATCGAAACCGAGCCGAACAATATCCGCATGAACCCGGTGCGGATGAGTCGGCACATCAGTGCCATCAACGATGCCTTCATTCAAGAGGTGTCGGTATTCGCCATCGGCCAGGGCATCCACCATTTCACGGATCGCGGTGGTGAGATCACTGTCACCAACAGCAATAGCAGCTTCGGGGGCTGCGCTGCACTGAGCACCGGCTACAAGACTGCGGCGTTCCCACAAGACAAGAATTGGACGCTTAACCGCATCAAGGTGCCGCTGAACCCCGACGAGAAGACGGGCAATGTGCGCCGGATCTTCCTTGGCACGATCAGCGAAATCAGCTCCACGAAGATCACGCTGGTAAACCCACTGGCGGTTAATGACACCAGCAGCAGCGTTCCGGCGAATCTGCTCAAGGACGGCTACAGCTTCGCCGCAGGCACGAAGATCTGGGTGGAGAACCCGAGTGGCGCACACTGGCGCACCGACCTGGCCAGTAGCGCATGGAGTGCCAGCAATCCCGGCGAGATCCGCATCAGCAAGGCGCTGTTGCAGGCTGATACGAATGAACCAGTTGGCGTCAACCCCGAGACGGATCAAAGCCTTGCCATTGGCAAGCAGGTCTACATCAGGCGACTGGTGGACACCCGCACACCGAGCGAACGGCGGGTGCTGCTGCAGCTGAATAACACAGCTACAGCCCGGTGGCCTGAGCGTAGTTTCATCGTGCAGACCGACCCTGCACGGGCTGGCGGTGGGATCCGCGCTGAGTTCGAGGCAGGCGGCAATCAGGTGTTCGCCGTGACCGGCACAGGTGTTGGCCAGAGCCCTGCCGTGGCCGGTGTAGCTAAGACTGCTGAGGTGACGATCAGGCGCTGCTCGACCAGTGTTAGCTACGCCAAGGGGGCGTATTACCGAGCTGGCACCACGGTCAAGTTCAGAGGCAAGCACTACCAGTCCCTGAAGGATCAGCTGACAGAGAGCGCAACACCCAACCCGCTTACCTGGGGTGAGAACTTTGTCCACATGCCCTCTGCTTACAGCCCTGAGGATGTGGGGCGTAACGAGGCACCGTTCCTGGTGTTCGACACTGACACGGACAGTGCAGACAACACTGAAACCTGCGGGATCAACTTCACCACGGTTTGGACTGTGGCAGGTAGTGTCCGCGATCAGTACCGCTCAGGCACTGATTACCAGGGTGTGCATGGCTTCCTGGTGGCAATGGGGCTTACGTCTGATCAGGCGCATCAGGTACTGCTGCCGAGGGGTGCAGACCTGCGGCTGCTGAACCCGGCCAGTGACGCGGACTTTCCCGTTGCTCCTTCTGGCGGTGCTGCAGATGGTCGTGGCAACTGGGCGCTGGAGTTCCGTCGTCCCAGTGTGCTGCGGCTGTATGGCCACGCCTGGGAGTGGGCAGGTTATCTGAACTACAGCAAGTCGATCCCCGCTGCACAGAAGGACCTCAGCCCTCAAAACAAGTTCACCTATTACTACACCAACGACCGTGGTGGGCGGGTGGTGCCGCAAGGCAGTAACGAGGACGGCTTCAACGTCAGCCCACGAGGGCTGGAAGACGTGGAAACAGGCGCCACGCTGACGGTTGACCTGATCGGCAGCAGCACCCTTGATGACTTCCAGAGCACTGACTTCCCCAATGGTCTGACCGCCAGCGACATCACGGTTAACAACCTGACGATCAACACCTCAGTGACATTCCCTGAGGTGAGCGCAGCCCGCACGACAACACTGGGGCCGGTGCGTTTGGCAGACGCAGCCAAGCTGCGATCTGCTGGGATGATCACCGGCGCAAACGATACCCAGCGCAACAGCAGCATCAACGCTGAGCCTGATGTAGTCACCCTGAAGGGCCTGAACTATTGGGCTCGCAATGCGGGGGTGATGACTCGCCGTACGGGGGTTGCCGTTCTCTATGTGGTGCCTGATAACGCAGTGAGCAGCGGCACCTATAGCTTTGACGGCACCAGCGCGACGCTGACATCTGATCCGAACCGTAGCGGTGCAAACTTGATGGACACGCCCCCGCTGACGCGGAATACGGCAGTGCGTTTCTCACGGGCGGTGGAGTATGCCAACTCGATCTACAGCGAGCTTGAGACGGTCAATTATTACCTGGCCAATGGTCCCTACTGGACCAGCGTGACGTTTAACCATATTGCCAATGTGGTTGGGGCGGCCAGGCGCTTCCCTGTCGGCAATGTGGTGGCGGACTTTACTAAAGCCAACACGAAGCCTACGACTGACGTTAAAGCGATCCATGACGCCAATGGTCCGTTCCTGGCGCCCTGCTTTGCAACGCCGATTGCTTCGGCAGTTCTTGCCGTATCCTCACGCTCTTACTTTATCGCTCGGCCAACGTCCCTGCGCTTCAACCTCACGGGTAGCATCACAGGTCTGTGCTGGCTATCGGCGACTCAAACGCTCAACGACACCACCAACTTCCCCAGCTCTATCTACAGCACTGATCTCCAACCTTACCGTGTGCCGGGCATCTCGGTGCAGACCTTCCTGGATTTGTTTCTCGATACTGTTGTGCCATCTGGCTACAGTCTTGACAAGTTCTACGGCACCAGCAACATCTACGCTAAAGGCCCCATGCTTACGGTACGGGACTGCATCTTTGGAGCCAAAGCATCGGGCAGGGGGGCGATTGGCTATGGAGATCGTGGCCCCACAATCCGCGCTGAGAATGACTTAAGTGTGGTGGCTCAGGGTATCTACTTCCTAGGCAATACCACTGTCACAGCTTTGCCGCTAGCGACAGCCAAGGGCGTTAAGGTATCAGCGACAGAAACCTACGGATGCAAAAACACGCAGGAGTTTATTGGCAGTCGTGTCGCCAGCGGACGCTCTGTCCGACTAACAGTAGGCTTCCCGTTCCGATATTCGGCAAACACAGTTGGCGATTCCAGTGACCGCAACTTTGACGTCAACTGCCTCCACGTTCTAGACGACAACGGGTACTACGGACTCCTCGCCAACCGTTCGGCCACCGATGGAACCCGTGGGGCCTCCATGGAGTTCATCATCGGCGAAATGAACGCCGGCAGCCTCGTCTATACCGGGGGTTACAGCAGCTATCAGATTAACTTCACCAATCCCAGCAAGCACCATGGCTGGGCAGGGGCCTTTGGTAACAACGGCACGGGTAGTGAAGGCCCCACGGGTTTCTCGACAGCTCTCGGCCCTCTCAGCTTTTACAGATTCGACTCTTATCACAATTCTGTCTGGCAGACAGCAACGACTGCCACGACCATCACCTCCAACGTCACCCTCACGCCAGCACCTGGCAAGGATGAGTTCTCCTATGACAACTCCGGCAACAACCCCATGAACGTCAAGACCCGCGCCTTCTATCGCGGCATTGACATCAACTCGGCACAGCTGGTTGGTGGCTCCCTTCAGTCAGACCGATTCTTCGGCTAGGTGAATCAGCTCGCCTAGCATGAACTAGCGGCTGTATAGCCGTGTCCTACCGGCTGCATAGCCATGACCCTTGAGCTGATCCATAAGAACAGCGCGGCGGAAGGGAAGGAACCCACGCCGGACATGTTGGCCTTCGGTGAGCTGGCGCTGAACTACCACGCCAGCGGGCCGTTCCTGTCCTGTAAGGACAGTGAGGGGCGGATCAGGAGGCTCCCTGGTATCTATCGGCAGGCAGACCCGCCAACTTCCGCTCAACCGGGAGAGGTGTGGATTGACACGGTTAATGGCACTGCTCTGATCCTCACGCCTGATGGCTGGCTGGAGCTGGGCGACAAGACCGTGCCGGAGCAGGCCGCCCCGGTCATCATCAGTCAACTGGCGCCAACAGGGGTGATCCCCGGTGATCTGTGGTGGTGTACTGCAGATGGCCGGCTTTATGTGTTCTACGACGACGGCACATCGGCGCAGTGGGTGGCCTCAACCCCAGAGGGCTCAGGGGTGCAGATCATTGATGATGGAACTTACGTAGGGGCGTCACGCTGATGTTGGGTTTTCCTGATGCTCCTGCCGTGGGCGATGTTTACACCGACAGCGGCACCACCTGGCGGTGGGATGGTGAAAAGTGGACGGCTTTAGCTTCTGGTGGAGCGCAAGGCCCTGAGGGCCCCCCTGGCCCGGTGGGGCCAGCAGGACCTCCTGGTCCTGTCGAAACCGATGAAGGCGTATATGCCTAGGCAGCAGAACCGAGTTCAGTTGACCTGAGCAGGCGTAGTTAGAGTTCATAAGAACCCCTCACCTAGCTACGAATGGCCAGCAAGCAATGGCAGAACCTCAGGAGTGCAACGGCTGACAGCCGGCCCGACCCCGCCGTACTGCTTGATGGCTCGATTGCCATCAACACCGCCGCAGCATCACCCGCTGTTTATTTCAAGGACGCCAGCGGTGCACTTGCTAAAGCCGGTGCTGCGCAGGTCGGTACGACTGCTCCGAACGCAACCCCTGGCGGCTTTGCTGGGAACAGCAAGGGTGAGCAGTGGCTTGACGTTACCGATCCCGCCAAGCCTGTCCTGAAGGTCTTTGATGGCACAGCCTGGGTGGCTGCTGCTGCACAGGCAACCTTGCCTGTCGCTACTGCCACCGTCTTGGGTGGGGTGAAGGTTGGCACCGGCCTTGATGTCACCGCTGATGGCATCCTCAGCGTGGCAATGGAGGTTGTCGAGCTGCTGGGCTCGGCGGATCCCACTGCCGCCGCCCCTGCCGCCACCATCGGTAACGCCTACATCGCCAACGCCGCTGGCGTGGCTGATGCGAGCTGGACCGGCATTGCTGGCGTGGAAGTCGCTGCTGGCGACATTCTTCTGTACGACGGAACCAACTGGATCCACAACCAGGCCCAGAGCATCTCTGGTGTGCTGTCTGTCACTGGCGTTGCCCCGGTGGTGATCGGCGGCACCGCTGAGGCGCCTGAGATCAGCGTTGCTCTAGCCACTGCAACCACTACTGGTGTGGTGAGCGTGGGCGACGGCCTGGCAGTTGACGCTGCTGGTGTGCTGTCGCTCCTCGCTGACGAAGGGACCTACTGAGCCGCACCTGGCCCCTTCGGGGGCCTTTTCACTATCCAGCCCTGATGGGCGTTAAGGAGCACCGCCACTATGGCAAGCCAGATTCGACACCTTCGCAGCGGTGACGCTGACAAACGACCAGCACCCGAAGAAATGGTCTTCGGTCAATTGGCCGTTAACTATTCAACCGGCTCCCCGGCAGTGTTCTTCAAGGACTCTGCTGGCGGGATCATCAAGGCAGGCCCTATCCATGTAGGGACCACAGCACCTAATGCCACGCCTGCGGGATCAGCGGGCAACAGCGTGGGCGAGGGATGGCTGGACACGAGTGCCACGCCCCCGATCCTGAAGGTGTGGAACGGCGGTAGCTGGGTAGCAGCAGTAACTCCCGCCGCAGTCCCCGCTGCCACTGAAACAGTTAGCGGCATTGCCCAGCTTGCAACGCAGGCAGAAGTTGACGCGGGCACCAACGCTACAGATATTGTGACCCCCGCCAAGCTCAGGGCGGCGTCTTTGGGCCCTCTGGCAAAGCACAGTGACGTAGTAGATACAGCTGCCACCACCGGCCAAGCGCTGACCTGGAATGGCACTGCCTGGGCCCCTGCCTCGGCGTCGGCGTCGGCAGCCGCTTCCGAAACAGTGGCCGGCATCGCTCAGCTTGCAACTCAAGCTGAGGTAGACGCAGGAACAAACGCAACTGACATTGTTACTCCGGCGAAGCTGCGAGCTGCAACGCTTGGTGTACTCAGTAAGCACAGTGACGTAGTAGATACAGCTGCCACCACCGGCCAA